ATGTCGAGCTGAGCGCGGATGTAGTCACGAAGCTGCTGGAGGTTGATGCTCCACCTCCTTACCGACGTGGTAGTAGCAGGTCTCGGCCCCGATCATCGGCGGCGCCTTGCACGTGCCGCCCTTGGCGATGCAGCGCCGACGACCGCCGTTGGGCCCGCGGTAAGGGGCAGTCGAGTCGAGCGAGTGCGACCCGTATGGGGCGTTCTGGTGCACGCGCGACACCTGCTCGCCGACCATCGCGTTGGCCGTCACCATGTCGGCGTCCGCGTGCTGGGTCACCCCGTAGGGACTGATCTCTGGCATCTCTCCTCCTCTGTGCGATGGTCACCGGCCGGGGGCGGTTGGGTCGCCCCCGGCCAGTGTCGCATCACGGAGCGGCGGTGATGCCGGTCAGCTTGAAGTGACGACGGCGCTGACGGCAGGTCAGGTTCCCGTACGCCGTGATGAAGCTGTAGCGGGCGTCGACAGCCGAGGCCAGACCACTCGTCGCGTGGGCGCTGGCGATCGACTCGCTGAGCCCCTTGCTGAACGGGGTCTGGGAGAAGTACCGACTCGAGTGGAACACCAGTCCGAGGTACTTCGAGTTGATCCCGTAGGCCACGCCGGCCGGGCAGTCGAAGTCCCAGTAGATCGGCGTCTGCTTGAACAGCAGGTTCATGAAGCCGAGGTTCGCCGACTTGGTGTCGGTGTAGCGGACCTGCGGGGTCAGCGTCGACTCGTAGAACTCGTACACACCCTGGCCCGTGAAGATCGCGTCGACGCGATCAGAGCCCGAGTCCGACGAGGAGTGGTACGCCGCGGACAGCGCCTTCTCCAGCCCGGTGCCATCGACCGCGCCGACCGCCGTCTCGACCGACTTCCACCAGCCGTTGCCGGCCACGGCCGGGTCGATGCCACCGATCGACCCAGTGGAGTCGATCACGGCGTCGAGGCTCAAGAAGTCCTTGGTCGGGTCAGCGGCGCCACCGAGGGTGCCGTAGAGCTGCTTGCTCAGGCGGTTCTTGAGCGTCTCCTCGGCCTGCATGACCTTGGCTTCGAGCAGGTTGAGGACCTGTTCCTTGCCGTTGTTCTGCGCTTCCTCGAGGCCGCTGATGGCGATCGTGGCGTAGATCTGGCGCCACGGGTACTGCGCCGCCGAGATGCCCTCCTGCGGGGTCACCGTGAGCTGCTGCCACTCGGAGTACGAGCCCGCCTCGCCCTCGGCGTAGATGATCGGCTCGACGATGGAGATGCCACCGTTGACCTTGCGAACACGCCCCTTGCTCATCATGTAGTTGAGCAGTGGGCGGCCCTGGAAGATGTTGTCCGTCAGGGTCTTGTGGTAGTTGTGCATCGTCGTGGACAGCATTGAGTCCCAGTCGACGGGTACATGAGCGGGGTTTCCGGGCACGGTGGCTCCTTAGGCGAAAGGGCTCCCGTGCTGTCGTTCGGCAGCGGCGAAAGCCTCGGCGATTGTCATCGGATGCCCCGTCGAGGATGCAGGTGGCGTGCCCCCGGCCTGTGCGGCCGATGACCCGGTCCCTACCAGCTGAGACGCTTGCTGCGCTGCCTGTTGACGCTGACCGTTCGCCTGGTTCTGGCGCTGCTCGGCGAGTTGCCGAGACGCCATCGCCCTGTCGAACGCGATCGCCTTGTAGATGACATCGAAGGACTCCGGGCCTGTGCCCTGTTGGAGCGCCGTCGTTACCACCTCACGAACGCCTGTGTCGTCCAGCTGGTACCTCGATCGAAGCCCACCGATCGCCTGCTGCAGTCGGCTGTCGGCTTCACGTTGTGCTTGCGCCTCAGAGAAGGCTCGGTTCTGCTGCTCGATGGCGGCGAGGCGACGTTCGATCGGGTCTTGGTACTCGCTGTCGAAGTCATCGTCGTAGTACGACGGCGCCGCGGCCTGTTGAGCAGCCTGAACCTGTCCGAGCGGCACCCCGTAGTTCTCGGCCAGCAGACGGAGCGTCTGCTCGGGAGCTGACTGGAGCGCTCGCTGGACAGCGATTGCGAAGTCAGCCTCCTGGCGTTGCTGAGCGAGCTCCTGGGTCTTGCGGGTGTAGTCGGCTGTCCGGCTGTAGCCCGCCAGGGCCTCGCCCAGCGGCACTTCGTGATCCTGTCCATCGACCTTCACCTTCACGAACTGGTCGTGGTAGGCGTCGGCGTCGAGATAGGTCCTCGGCTGTGCTGCGGGGGCTTCGGTGGCTAACCCTTCGTCGGCGGCTACCCCGGAATCGGGACCAGTGACATCAAGGTCATCCCCCATGAATGGGGTGGTGTCCGACACGACGAATCCTCCGTGGGGTTGCTCGGGCGTCAGCCGCCATTAGAGCGGCATCCCGGTCATTTGTGCAAGTAACTCGGGAGGAATCTGTGGCTGAGCCCCTGCTGGGCCGGCGGCGGGGGGAGCGCCGCCGCCCAACATGGCCAACAATTCGGGCGGGAGCTGAGCGCCTCCCGGCGCTCCGCCACCAGCCTGGCCGGCCATTGCCGCCATCAACTCGGGAGGCAATTGCTCGCCACCGGGGGGCACGGCGGCACCCCCCGGCGGCATCTCCTCGGGCATCGGACCAGCTCCGCCTCCTGGCCCGGCCGCCCCCGGAGGAACTTGACCCTGCTGCTGCATCGCAGCCTGCTGGGGTGGTGCCATCAAGAACTTCGAGGGGTCCTTGACGCCGAAGCCGTACTGCAGGACGTAGCGCGCCAGCACCGATGGATCGACCACGCCGATCTCGACGAATGGGGCCATTGCGTCGACAAGCTGCAGCGCTGACTGGCGCCGGAACGCCTCGTTGCGGGGCTCGGTCGAGCCACCCTCGACCTCGAAGTCGTAGCTGCCCTTGAGGTAGTCGGCGTCGAAATTGACCCAGGCCTGGACCGACACCGACGTCACTCGCGCCACCTGTTCGCCGCTGACGAACTGCTGCATCATCGCCATCACGGCCTCGCCGCAGTCGGCGAGGAACGACTCGACCTTGGCCAACTTGTCGCGGGCCCGGCTGTTGGCGGCGTCCTGGATCATCGCCGCCTCGGTGGCGGTACGGCGGATCGACGACTCGGGCTGACCACGCATGTAGTCGCTGACGCCCGAGACGGTGTTGATGTCCTCCTCGATGAGCCCTGACTGGTTGTAGAAGTCGGGCGGCGTGCCGACGCTGGGCAGCGGAGCGATGTACTTGGACGGGTCGACGTCCCCGGCGATCGGGATCATCGTGTTGTCGACGTCGGAGCTCAGCGCCGCGACCCCGTCCTGGTCGAACATGTCGCGGGCGTAGATCCACTTCCGCGAGAACCGCTTGCGGTGGTTCATCATCTGGTTGCGGGTCTCGTTGAGCTCGAGCTGCAGCGACTCGATCTGCTCGATGTCGCCGATCGGGTAGAAGGTGTCGGTCACCTCGTAGCCCCGCAGCATGCGGAACGGCTGCCCCGACCCGTAGGGGATCAGGTCGGGCTTGATCAGGAAGCCGCCCTGGGAGCGGGTGTCGTTGCCCTGGTTGTCGTCGCCGTCGAGATCGAACGTGCACACGGTGTTGCGCTTGAGGTCGTAGAACTCGATGACCTCGCAGTAGCCGATCGCTCCCTGGTCGGGGAGGTCGTTGCTCGGCCGGCCATCGTTGTCGCCGTCATCGTTGGTCGTGCGCCACTGGCTCGACTCCGATGCCCGCCGGCGGACCTTGGGGTCGTAGCGGCTGTCGACGCGCACGTCCTGCACAGCCCGCCAGGTGCGCTGAGCGATCCAGCGCATCACGCGCGGCGCCCGTGCGTCGGGGTCGACGAACATGTCGAACAGCGACACCCGGTCCAGCGTCGGCCGGGAGGTGTCGACGATGGTCGACTCGTTCTCGGCGTTGCCCACGATCGGCTCGCGGTCGTCGATGCCCTCGGTATCGCCGGTCTGCTGCATGTTCTCGACGCCGCTCTCGCCGGCGTCCTTGGACTCGGGCGGCTTGACCGTCTTGTAGCCCACCTTGACCCAGCCGTGACCGCAGTTGATCCAGTCGTCGACGGCCAGGCGGATCTCGTCCTGGTACTTGTGGCAGCGCCAGAAGTAGTTCAGCACCTCCTCGACGACGACCGACCGGTCGGCGTCCTCGGGGCTGCGCGCCGTCACCGTGAAGCGGGGGTTGTTGATCGCCACACTCGGGGCGATGACGTTCTTGGTGGCGAACGCCAGGTTGACGATCAGCTGGTCGTTGCGGTTGGCCTGGGCGTACTGCTTGCCGCGGTACAGGTCGATGAGCCGGTGCCACGTCGGGTCGTAGTTGTCCGAGCGCCAGCGCTTCGAACGGCGCAGCTCGGCCCGGTAGAAGGCAAGCAGCTCAGTCTGGTTCATCTATCGACCCATCATCATCCGCTGCAGCAGCTGCTGCATCATCATCTGCATCTGCGGGTTCGCCCGCGCCATCTGGCCCAGTGCCTGCTGCATCTGCTGCGGGTTGCGTTGCATCTGGCCCAGTGCCTGCTGCATCTGCTGCGGGTTGCGTTGCATCTGGCCCATCGGCTGCTGCTGCATGCCAGGGTAGATGCCACCGGGCCGTTGCATACCGGGGGAGCCAGCACCTGGATTGATCCCGCTGCCGTCGTATCCGCCGATCAGGCCACCGATGCCACCGGGGATGCCCATGTTCGGACGCGGCTGCATCTGCCCTATTGGCGGTCGCTGCATCGCCCCGCCACCGGCTGGGCCCCTCTGAATCGGCTGCAGCGCTCCGCCGCCAGGAGCTGCCCTGGGCACTGGGCGCTGCTGCATCTTCTGCAGGCCCCCGGCTATCCGGTTGTCAACCATGATCCCTCTCTTTCATCCCCCGTAGTTGCTCGCTGTGTCGACGTCGACGCCGAGCACGCGATCGCCGAGGATCTCCGCTCGGCGCTCGCTGATGGTGTGATCGTGAAACGATCGCCGACCGTAACCACCGCCGCCGACGAAGTTGAACCCGACGC